GGCTGGAATGTCGTAGCCCGCTGCCTCTAGGGCGGCAATCAACCGGTCTTCGCCACGTGACTTCTTGGTGACATCGCGCAGCATGTATGCCGCACGATCTAGGTCGCTGGCAAATTCAATAGTTGCACTGCCGTAGCGCGGTGCAGACTTGCTTAAGTCGCCGGGGAACGTAAAGCTGGCAGGCGGCGTGGCGGACCGGGCGGTCTTGCCGCCTAATCCCTGCTCCATGGAGCGGCGTTGCTCTGGTGTTGGCTTGCCCCCAAAGGCGTTAATCGCCAGGCGGTCAACCTCATCACGGACCTGAGGCGGCGCTGTCTCCGCAATCTTGTCAAGAAAAGCCACTGCCTCTTCGCGGGCAATGGTTTCGTCAATCGGCGTCAGGGCTACCGGCTGCTTGGGCGCTGTGCTCTTGGGTCGCGCAGACCAATCTTGATACCACTCAAGGACAGCAACAGCTTCTTCGTGCCGGTCCAGGTCCCTTTCGACTCTATTGACGTCAGCCGTTTTAGGTACAACAGGCGTCTGGTCGCCGTACTTGGCATCAAACTCTTCCTGCGTCAGCTCTCGACCGCTGTTAGAGCCAGGCATTTCATCGTTAAATACCCGCACCACTTCGTACTGCTCGTCGTATCCACGCAGCTTTGCAAGTCGGCTGTCGTATTGCTTCTGGGACAGGATCCACTTGGTGTATCCGTTGATCTCGGCAACCATGGCCGGATCGTCCATGTCCATCATCTTCTGGACTTTGCGCGGGTTCAGGCCATAGCGCTGAGCATCGCCAACCGCTTGCTTTGACACCTGTTGATTGGCGGTGGAGATGCGCTGTGCAACCTCCTCTTCGGCCCGGTCAATGGTCTCAGCAGCTTGCTGCCGTTCTGCTGCTAGACGCTGTGGGTCAAGCTCCTCCAGCGTCTGGACGCGCTGTGCGCTGCCGATGAACATCCGCTCTTGCTCTTCGGTCAGCTGCCGACTGGCGACAGGTGTTGCCGTATCAGCAGTCAGCGGCAGTTTGCCGCCGTTCACCTCGGCTTCGATTGCCTCCTTTAGCGCCGCCAGGTTTTCGCCAACCACCTTCTTGACACTGGCGCCACCCTTAACCCGCTCAGCCATCTGCGTCAGCAGATTGCGCACCGGGCCCACGTAGCCCGCCACATCGTTAAACAGCTTGAGCGCTGCAGCTGCCTGATCTTTGGCAGCGCGACTGCCGGCCACGTCAATTACGTTGCCAGCTGCTTGCAGAATCCCTTTGCGGCCAGGAATTGCTGCAGAGGTCAGCGCAATCATCTGTTCGCGCAGGCTCTTATACGCTGCTGTCCTGACAGCCAGTACGTCCGCAAAGTTGGACGACTTCATCAGGTCCTCAAAACCTGGGAGGACGCCTGTCCCTCTTTCGACAGTGGCAAAGCGGGCCTCTTGCATGGCCTGCGCAATTTTGTCCGGCGACCACTTGCCCTTACTGGCAGCAGCTGCAACGTCCCGGATGACTGTTTCGTCCAGGCCGTCGACAGAGCCCAGCGCAACAGCTTTATCCAGGCCCAGCTTGCCCTGTACACCAGCGTCAAAAAGCTCCTGGGGCAGGCGAGACAGGGGGATTGCATCCCTAGCAATACGACCGCCCAAGTCCACGTTACGCATTGCCAGATCAGACGCACCCATGCGCCCATCGCGCATCAGCTTTGCCGCATCCCAGGGGGTGCCCTGGCCTTCGGCAATGTTCTGAATTGCGCCAATCATGCGACCTTCCACCAGGTCGTCACTCACTACCATCACGTTGACTTTGTCTGCGCCCAGACGCAGAGCGGCTTCTGCACGGTGATGGCCGTTGGCAACGACTAGGCGCCCAGTAGAGGGGTCGCGTGCCACAGAGATAAGGCCAGCCAGGCGCTCATCCCATTGCTCAATGCGATTAGTTCCAGTCAGACCTTGTTTGTTGCTTTGGCCGCGAATTTTGTATTGCATCTCCTGCGGCCTGATCTCAAGCTCAGCAGGAGAGACCTGCTGAATCTGCGAATAGGTAGGCTTGCCAGTCGGGTTGGCCTTGAAGTCAACCTTGCCAACTTCGTCAGGCACCGAGTTGGACAAAGCGCTTAGTTCGCGTTCAACGCCTTGGTAAGCGCTCCTGACGCCAGCCAGCGCCTGAGCCATGTCAATGGCTTGCTGGTCAGTAAGGGCGTCTAGGTCTAGGTCAATTTTGGGCTGCTCTGTAAAGCCAGGCGTCTCAAAGGGCCGCGGCTGTCGGGCTCGCAGCCGTGCAAGGTCTGCCGCAACTTGGCCGCCTGGTTGCTTAGGCGGTTCTGCGACAGGGTTGGTCGGGTTACTTGGGTCAACCGGCTTGGTGCCAGAAGCCTGTGCTTCTGCCGCTGACTTACGAACACGGTAAAGGTGAACGATGCGCCGTGCCAGCAGGCCGGCACCGTAAAGAAGGTTGTTGGCCCCTGCGCCGACGCCTAGGCCTATAAGGCCTGCTTTAGAACGAACTTCTTGTTGAGTATCATTTGGATCTGAATAGAGGAGCGGGCCAAAGATTTCTTCTCCCAAGCTGCGGTCAGTTTTATTAGCCCATTCTGTTGCTTCCTCTAGGGCTTTATCCATATCTACCGTTGCATAATCAGCAAAAAGCCCAGGTATTGCACCCTCAGCGCCTTTTTTTGCAACAGTTACACCGATTTTGCCAAGTTTTCCACTTGCTTCAATCCGCTGGGCAGTGCTTGCCACAGGAGCAAGAGTGCGTTGCAGAAGCGACGCGGCGCCAGGCAATTTGCGTATTCCCGTGCCCGCAAGGTTTACTACTCCTACGCCACTCAGAAAGGCAGGAATCCACTGCAACGCGCCCTGCGCAAAACCCTCTACAGGGTTCTTGGCATTGATTCTTGGGAGCGGTTGATTAAGCCCTGGAAAATTTGCGCTACCAGCAGAAAGTGTTATGTCTTTATTCCGCACCATCCGCACTATGTCTGGATAGCTTTGCGCAGTATCTCTTACGGCTCCTCCAGCTACGCGGATAATGCCGCGCCCAAGCCCGTCCCGTTGCGAGTCGTCTGCCAGCCTTTGCAGGCCCTGCATGTAGGCCTTGCGGGGATCGCCTGTTCGCTGGTATGTCTGAAATCCTTCGTTAAATGCTGAGCCGAGGCTGTATCCAATAGACAGAATTGGGTTTGACCGCACCGCCGCGCTTTGCGGATCAGCACCTGCCTGGCCGGGGCGCGGCACAAAGCGCTTCCCCGTAAAGACCGTCTCCTGGGTGCCGTCAGGCTTTGTCCTTACCTCGAAATCAGCCATAGTCCTTTAAGCGGTCTTGCGGGTTTCTTGAAGCCATCATCAGGTATTTCAGGCGTTGCCGCCATCAACTCCCCCTGTAATCAGAGTGCCAGTCACCACTTGGGTAGACCAGGAAGACCCAGCCGTGCTTGCGTTTGCGCCTCCTGGCCTGCGCCATAGATCAGCCTCCCTGCTTGTACCGGCGGAGAATGTCAAGCGTGTATTCGCGGACGGACGGGTATTCCCGACCGTTAGTGAACTGCTTTCTGTTGTCGTTGTACCTGTCAGCTTTGCCGCTGTACCAGATTGCCGCGGCCCGTCGTATCGCAATGTCTCCTCGGTATCCAGCCGCAATTTGCTGTTGGTAATTTTCTGCGATCTGCCCGTTCACCACCGCTAGCTGGGCTGGCCGACTAGCCAAATACTGTTGTGGCGTCAGGCTTTTGCCAAAGTGCTTTTTAGTCCAAGAAGGAACATTTGCCGGCATGACCTGCCCGTAACCCAAGGCACCTGAATCGGGATTCACGACTGTAAAGCTGCCGCCGCTTTCCTTGCCAACAATCGCTCGCCGCAGCTTGTCGACGTCTAAAGACCCCGCGAGAGCTATCTGATTTGGTGCAAGCGACACAACTGGCGTTTCAATTCGCGCAGCTGTAGGCAGTCTTCGGAAAGACTCAGGCATCGTCGCTGCTGCCGCCGGACTCGTTCCAGTCAAGGCGTTAAGGAAGCTGGTAGCCAGTGAGTGCGGCAAATAGTTGTTGCTTGGAGCAGGTGCCGGTGGAGCTGCAGAGCTTAGCCGTAGATCTCTTAATCTTTCTTTCTCTTCTTCATTCAGAGTGGGAAATGGCTCGCCAGGCAAATTGTTCTTCCATTGCAGCTCAAGAAACTCTCCAGGCTTTTTGCCGTAACCAGCGCTTTTAATAACAAACTCCATCTCTGGCGACAGCTTGCCAGTCGAGAGCCATCTAGCAAGCTCTGCTTTAAGAACACTATTCATTACAACCTTGCCGGTTGGGACGGCTTGCTTCAACTTACTCTTCAACCCCTCGGGCACTGATTTGAACCACCCATCGTATGCGTTCATAAACTTACTAATATCCTCGACAACAGGTGGTTGATTAACCCTTTCAGTTTCTTTAATTTTATCATCTACTTCCTTAGCGTAATCCCTGCGAAACCTTGCTAGCGTTTGTTGCACTTCAGCTTCGCTTTTTCCTTTGGCTCTTTCAGTCGATGCTATTTGCTTCAGCGTAAGTTTAAGGTTTCTTTCTTCTGCCAACAGCTTGTCAAGTTCATCATCTGAAATCCTGCTCTCTCTTCCGCCAATGCCTGGCCTCAAATAATATCCTTCTCTTTTTTCTATTGTTTCTCTAATCCATTTAGCGTTTTCTTGAGCGTAAGGCTCGTTCTCTTTTTCTATGTCTTCTTGTACTCTGTTGTAAAATGGCTGGATTGTTATGGGGTCTACGCCTGGTTGTCCTAAAAGGTTTTCAAGCGCTTTTAACTTTTCTTCTGGGTCTGCCTTTGACATTTCAATTTTAGCTGCTGCTTGTTTGGCATTTTCTTGCACTCTGGCTGAGCCAAGCCCCTCAGCTGTGCTTGAGAATGATGAAAGCTCCTTTTCAAATGCAGCCTTTGCTACTGGATCATTCTTAAATAACTCTCTTCCTCTTTCAGTTGCTGCAATAATTCCTAAGTTAAACTGTTCTGAATTGTATGCAAGGCCACGAAGGTTCAATGAATCTATAAGATTTATAGCTGCGTCTTGGCCTGTTGCTTCGCTGGAACCACGTACTGTGGAGCGCAGCCCAGTAACGGTCTCCATGCTTTCGCGGGCAGTATCAGTTAATAATGAAATGCCATCGTCGCCAAGACGTTGCGTTAGTAATTCTCCGTTCGGCCCCGCCCTTAAGTTCATTAATATCTCAAGGTTTCTTGCCACTAAAGGTCGCACTCGTTCTGATTGAACTTCAAAAGCGCCAGTAAGCGGATTTTTAGCAAATGAACCCTCAGTCACAAGGCCTTTGAACATAGGTTTTATTTGTTTCAGGAATCTAGAGTAATATTCAGGGCCAAGATTACGACGTGCCTCGTCTAGCCCTTGCTCAACTCCAAGTCGCAGCTGCTCGTCAGTCATATTTGGATCCATGTACATGCTTTTTAGGTTATTTTGAAATGAGCCAAGTGCATTTCTGTAGTTGTATTCGTTATGCAGCTTGACTTGCGCAGTGGTTAGGTTGCTATGAGTTGCATAAATTTGCGCTTCAAATTGCTTGTAGACAACAGGATCGCTTGTGTTGATCCTGATTAGCTGCTGCTGCGCACGGAGGATTAGTGGGTGATTAGGGGCCAGTGATTCCTTTGAAACCATATTGCCGTTGTCATCTGGCACTTCAGTCATTTGCGCCCAACGGTCTGGCGCTGTGCTGATCTCGTTGCGTGTGGCAGCTATTTCAAGGTGCCGGTTGGTGTAAGCCTGTACCAAGTGGGATCCGGCAACTGATTGCAGCCGCTCATACGCAGCGCGGGCCTCAAGGTCACCAGCGCTTGCTTTCCTGTAGAGCTGGTCGCGTATTTCCGCTAGACGCTGCCCCGGAAATTTGGCTGCAATATCCCCAGCAATCTTTCTGCCTTCAACGTCGGCCTTCTCTTGGCGCATCTTTTCCATGGCCACGTAGGTTTCGCCCATGGCGCCCAAGGCCGCGCTAAAGCTGCCCAAGGACTTAGCCAATGCAGCCATGTCTTGCGACGGCTGGGGCAGGTCAGGCGGCCTAGGAATAACAACAGGGCCACCCAGGATTGGAGCCCTTGACTCAAAGTAAGTATTGACCGGCGACGCCGCAGGCCGCAGGGCAGGAAGGTCAATCGACCTAGTGCCAATAGGCGTACCAGCGCCCATCTGAGGTGTGCCGCCAATAAGGCGTCTTGCCTCCTCTGCACCAGTAACGGTGCCAAGCGCTTTGCCGGTGCCGAGTTGTGATGCCATGGCCTTAATACTTCAATTTGAATGGTGACGTGTAGGCGGATGAATAGTTTGTACCGCCAAAACCGACCGGAGAGCCGGGTCCCGCCCCCGGCAGTTTGGGCAAGTTCGGGCCTGGCGGTGGTTTCAAGCCTTTGAGCTGACCCGTCATGCTTACGCCACTTTGGATGCCACCCAGCACAGCTCCCGCTCCTCCCAAGACGTATGGCAGTGCGCTTGGTGCTGCTTTTTCGATTGGTTTGATTGGATCCAGATACAGCTGTTTCAGGTACGGCTGATTCTGCGCCATGCGATTGGCGTAGTTGGCAGCAGCGCCGCGCTTGTCCTGCTGTGTCTGGTTGATGGCAAAGGCCAGGTTGCGGTCTGTTGCAAAGTCAAACTGCGCTCGCTGTCTGTAGTAGTCAGCAATCAGGTTGTCAACGGTGTTGCCGATTCGGCCAGCTGCGCTGACCTCTCCCTTGGCCTGCAAGAACTGTTTGCCGGTCTCTTGTTTCTTCTGTGCTGCAGCTTCCTGCTCTTGCATGATTCGCAGGTTTAGCTGGCTGATGTCGTTTGAATAAGCAAGGCCTGCCAGCTCTGCGTTCTGCTGGTTCAGAGCTTCCTGAATCATCTGCTTTTGATTTTCGTAAGTGTTAGCGGCAGATGTTTGCAGCACCTGAAACTCGTAGTTCTGCTGCGCCACAGCGTTCATATAGGCCGTCTCTTGCTGCGCCTGCTGATACGCCGCAGCTTGTTGAGCAATCCCCAGGCCTGCGGAGACAATGCCAAAAGCAATACCTACGTCACACATGGCTCAGATCCTCACAAACTCGTAAAACAGGCGGCTTTCTAGCCCCCAGTTTGGATGCTTACGGATAAAGGTAAAGCCCATGTACTTCAACCAGCGGACGTGGACCACGTTGCGGGCGGCGTCTACTACGTTGAACAGCACTGGGTAGTCAGCGTGCAGCTTGCGCAGCTGCAGCCTTGATTCCTTGAGAAACGTCCGGCGATCACCTGAGTCGTCAAGCATGGCCTGGCATCCCAGCATCCAGATCCGGCCAGCTCTTGCGCCCTCTGGTACGACGCCCCAGGCGCCAATCACGTTGCCATGCCTGCTGACCATGGCCATGCATGGGCGGCTCGAAAAAAAGCAATGCAACATGGCTTCCCGTGGGCTGCTGCCAGAGTGTGCTTTGACCTCGGCAACGTCTTCTGGTCGCATGCCATCAGCCACAGCAACGACGTCGCGGACGGTGGCAGGGCGCTGGTAACCCCCCTTCACATCCGTGCTGCACGACTGTGATACCACCCTTCCCATTCGCAGGACTGCACTCTGCACGGTAATGGACTATTGCTGAGTAATTCAATCTTGACACCTGTGTTGCGTGTCATGACAGGGGCGCGGAACTGGCCTTGTTTCAAGGCAGGCGAGCCCAGTGGCGCAACACCGCTGCCTACCGAGTAGCCCTCAAACGTGTAGGTCTGGGCGTCGCGGCCTTCTGCAGTAATGCGCAGCTGGAAGTGCGCGGTCTTGTCAAACACGACAGTCCAGTTGCGCAGCTGCAGCTTGGGTCCTGCGGCTACGGCAACGCCACCGCCTGCGGGTTGCTCCTTGATAAACGGCGTAGAAAACTCATAGGTCATCTGGTACAGCTCACCCACAAAGAACTTGGCCTGGCTCAGGTCACCAAGCACAACAATCGTTCCGTTGCCGCCAGCCCCACCAGCAAGCGTCTCTGACACGATCTGGGGCGCCTGGCCGTGCTGCAGCGTGTTGCCAGCCACAAGCCTGCCCACAAGGGCCATGGTGCCGGTAGCAGTCATGGGATAGGGCAGGGTGATTGTCGACTGCAAGCCAACGCCAGCGGGCTGCGTCACCGTCACCGTGCAAGCCGTTTCGGATGCCTTGCGATCCAGCAGCAACTCAAACGCGCTGCCCGTGTCAGTGGTCTCTGGCCGCAGCGCTATGCGCTCCATGTAGACGCCGTCGCCGTACTGGCACAGCACGTACAGGTCGCTGTCAACAATGTCAGCGCCGATGATCTGCTTGCCTGACTGGAACTGCCAGAAGGACCAGGAGGACTGGAGCTTGGTTTCTTCCTCAAAAAAGAATTTGTAGAAGTAGATCCGGTCGGTCTGGTCCTTGCTAATTGCAATGACGGTTTCTTCCGATACTGACGCCGCCAGTGTGGTCACATTTTTGGGGATGTAACGGGGAATTGCAGCTGTAACCTCCTCGGACAGAGGCACAGGGCCACTGGCGTCTGGCAGGTAGAACTCGCGCAAGCCGGAAAACTCACCCTTGGGAATGGCGAAATAAACGGTGCGTCCAACGCCTACTGGATCGACGTTGGCCTGCATGTCAAAGGTGGTTATGGCCGTGACCGTTGCAGTCTTTGGCGTCAGCGGTGAGCCCAGCGTTGTGACGCCAGTGTCAAGGCGGAACTGGCCGTGACGGCTAAACAGCAGCAGTGTGTTGGCAAAGGCCAAGCTGCTGACCAAGAAGTTAATCTCGGTGCCGCCTGTGCTGATGTCGATGGGGTCGCTGTCTACGACGGCCTGGACTGTCTCTGGCCAGAACCGGTCGTAGCTATCTGCTGCAGACAGGATCACGCTCTCGTCAGCCAGGAACGCCAGCCTGTTGCGGAACAGGTTGACGTTTTGAATCTTTGCCCCAACAAAGCTGGGTTCTGGGGCTGTCAACGTGTCTCCCGCCACGCGACCCGACCAGTCAAATTTCTTGAACGTGAACGTGCCGTTTGCATTGCGCACCAGCACATGCGGCATAGTGGTTTCATCTAGCTTGTGCTTAATGCCAGGTGCGACACATTCGCGCCACACGCCAGGGCCAAAGTTGGCAGTGCTAGTCTTTTCAAATTTCAGGTAAAAATCGTCAAAGTTAGTTTCGGCGTTGCCTTGCACTTTGACAATAAAACCATTGTCGCCAATCGTTGGCAGCTTAGCTATTGAATCTATAGTGTCTTTAATTGCAATCATGCCTTCACCTGTTCTTGTGTCTGTAGCTTCTAGCGTGTAATCAGCGCCGTCAATTTTTCTAATTGAAATGACGTACTGGTTTGCAATTACTTGAAAGCCGGCACCAAGTGAAGTTTGCAGAGAGCTTGCAAGAGCGCTGGCAATCGACACTGTGGACAGCTCTGGGTCATGGATGACCGTGCCCTTGCCGTTAGTATTTACAAATGCGGGCGCGACGTAAGTGAATGTGTTGGCAGTTGCGCTGGCAATAGTGTATTTGCCAGGCACTGCGTCGCCTGTGGAAGTGGTAATTTGAATTTTATCGCCGGCAACCAGTCCGTGAGCCGCTGAGGTTACGGTAACGTTCGTGGCAATCTGGTCGTAAACAACTGCAAACTGTTTGCCGCCGCCTGGTTGCGTGGTAAAGGTTGCCTCAGAATTATTTACTTTGATTTTGTACGTGGTGTTGAAGTCTACGCTGCGAAGAAACACCATTGACCTGGTGCCCCAAGCTGGAGACACGTTGAACGAGTAGGCATAGCCGGCGAACGTAGGGCCACCAGCGTTTGGCGCAAAATACACAGTATTGCCGCTGATAGCCGTAACAACCGTGTTGGGTTGCAAGCCAAAGCCAAGTATCTTCATGCCGACAGAAATGCCAGTTGTGTCTGCAAGTAATAATTCGTTATTACTGCCATCACTAATGTTGGTCTTGACGACACCGTCCAGCATGTTGACGGTCTTTTCGCGGTTAACGATGAAGGTGGCGTCAGCAACGGAGGCAACGCGAAATTGCGCTGAAGGGTCTGAGTTATTTGCAATGTCCAGGTAGCCAACGCCGTCTGGCGTCGTAACCGTCTGCGCAGCACCGTTCAAGTCAAAGACTTTGATGTCCCCGTCTCTGATGTAGACCATGTAACGAATGGTCCCGTCGCGGTCAACAATGCTGACAAACGGGCGGCCGCTGCCTGAGGACCCAGAGAACAACTTGCCCAGGTTGTAGGAAGGAGGGCGTTTTCTAAGGCCTTCTACAGGGCTGGGAAAGCAGTTGATGACTGACTCAGCCTGCGATGACAGCCGCAAGGCCGCAGGCTGCTGGCTGACCCCATTGATCAGGTTGGGGATAGAGCTGCTGACAAGGGGCATGGTTAGCGAGCAATGGCACGGCTGGGCATGTAGGTCCGTATTACGCCAGTGTGGTTGGGATTGCCACGCAGCATGTTGTGCTCTGACAGCTGGGTCTCTTCCTCCAGGAACTGAGCGCGGGCCTCGTACTCAACCTGCAGGTTGATCTTGGTCAAATCCCCTGAGCCGACGATTGCCTCCTGCAGTGTCCGGCCGGCCCTGGCGATGATGTACTGCCTGGCATGCTCAGGCAGATCGTCGTAATCAAAGATGTAGGTGACGTTGGCCTTCAGGTCAGCGGTGAACACGTAGCTCTTGGCACGGCGGTCGTAGAGCTTGGCGCCGCGCTGGACGACTTCCAAGCTGGAGAACAGGTATGGGTCAACTACGACACGGCTGACATTGGGGCCAACGGTGATCGTGCCGTCGTTGGCGCGTGACAGCGTTGCCTCGTAATCAGTGTTAAAGCTCCAGCCCTCTGCCTGTAGCCGGCGGCTGGATTCATCCAGTGCATCCTGTGCTTGCTTTGCCAGGCCAAGCTGCGACTGCAAGCTGTTGATCGGCGCCTCGCCAATCATCTGCAGCACGCGGTTGACGGCCTCTAGCAGTGTGGTCCTAGCGCTTGCCATGGCTTAAACCTAAAAAAAGAAAGGGGGCCCGAAGGCCCCCGACACCTCACGCGGTGGTGAAGGTGAGTTCGATGGCGCAGTCAGGGCGCAAGATGTTGGTGCCGCAAGCCATTGAACCGACCATGAACGTACCTTGCCACAGGGCATGGATGTCAGAGCCGGTCTGTTCCATCTTGAGGTCCATCAGCTTCACGGTGCCAACGGCCTGCTTGTTGAACACCAGCGCCACGCTATTGGTGTAGTTAGCGGCGTAGGAGTTGACTTCACCAGTCACCGCAGTGCGGTTGGTGGTGGGCAGGTGGTTGGACTTAAGCACCGTAATGCCGGCAACCTTGAGGACGGTGCCGTCGGCGTAAGCGCCTTGGCCGCCCCAGTCCCGGTTGATCACATCGGTGGTTTGCACCAGCTTGTAGTACTGAGCTGGGGCAAGCACGCAATAGCGATCATTTTCGGGCAGGTTGTTCTCGTCCATCTTCTGCGCTGCAGAGAACAGCGCAGTAGCCAGTTGAGCACCAGTGATGGCGGCTTTACCGCCAGCCTGCACGATGTTGATCTGCGAGCCACCAGGCAGATCGG